AGCACTTAGCCCAGCCCCATTCGTCCATCTTGCGCGCGCGGTGCTTGCATTGGCAATTCGGGCCGGGGTCCGTTCCAGCGATTAGCTTGATGGCGGTGGTGAGCAGCGAGCCGGGGGATAGGCGATGGGCGGGGGTTGCCTCTGGTTGTGACGGCGTGCGCATCTCGAACTCGTGGGTGGTGAGCATGGGTCACGTTTCCTGACTATGGCAGCAGCCGCCCTGCTTGGTCCGCCGCCGCTCCGTCTCAACGTCGAAGTCGGCGGGTATGGGCATCGGTGGGCGTGCGGGAAGAACTTCTGGAAACTCTTCGACAGGCGCGATGATCGGCTTGCGCGGAAATCGCCGGCCCGCGAAATCCCTTACTGTATCGTTGCTCTCGGATCGTTCTTCCATTGTACCCTCGCATCAAACCTTCGTAGTGCATACATATTGCCGCGACCACTTGATGACGCCCCATCACCGGTCACGAAATAAACCTTGCCCGGACCAGGCAATTCCGGGTCGCCTTCCAGTCCGCCGTCGATGGTGTATTCGGGATCAAGCGTCAGCGATTTGACCTTCGCCCACATTCCGCCGCCGTGGGACCATGACCAGACGCGATCGAGTGAGTACGTCGGCGCGGTCTGCACGTTGGTGACGTGCAGATCGTATCGCCACAGTTTCGTCGATCCGCCCGACGATGTGCCGCCGACATAGATGTCATACCAGCACTCAGTGGGGTTGTCCTCGCCATCAAGCAGCCATCGATATAGTTGGCCCTGTACGCACGTGAGGCCGGTGGTGGGCGGATCGGGTAGCGATGGATACGGATTTCCAGACGCCAGCACGTCGCCCGTCTGTGCGTCGAGTACGAACAGCGTGTCGCCGCATCGGCGGTTGGCCGCGACGAACAAAAAAGGTGCGGACACGCCGGCGTAGTAGTGGATACCCGTAACCTGCTGGTCAGAGAATGTCGGGTGCAACTGCTTCGTCCATCCCGACGCCACACTATTTACGCCATCGTTGACGACCTGACTGATTCTTTCGCCAGCTACATAGTACGCATCGTTACCGGAGGTGATGTCCGCCGGGCTGGTGGTCGTGGTTGAAAACGATCCTAAACTCGTACCCGTCGGAGCGTAAAAGTGGATGGACGCAGATTCAGCCAGCACGGCCAGTTCTGCCGATCCGCTGTATGCACTACCCACCACCGTGGCGACGGGCGGGGTTGCGGGTGTCGCCTTCCATTCGTAGTGCGGCACGCTGTTCGCTCGTTCGGTGTACTCGTCGTTGCGTTTGATGTACACGGTGTCGCCAGCACAAACAGCCACTTCGATCGCGCTGAGCACCTCGATGTCATGCCCGTTGACCGTCATGTCGTAGAGAAAGCAATCGTGCCCGGCAGCCACACCCATTCGGCCGTCAACCGATGATCGCCAGCCCTGCTCGGCGTCCGCAATGTTCGGCGGGTTTTGCTTGGTCGGATACCCACCGACCTGATCGCGCCAAGTATTCTCATGCTGCCCAGCGGTTGCTAGCTGCAAGCCGGGATCAAGTGTGAAGTGATTCCACCGAATTGAGTTCAAACTGGGCAACTTATATTCGTAACTGAAACTGATTGTTCCGTCGCCATTTGCCGACGCATAGCATCCGGATACTGGTACGGGGAACTCCGTGATGCAGTGATCTTCACAGGTATTGGCGATGTTGTTGGCGAACGTATCGTCGAGTTTGCCGTGCGATTCGGTGCGGAACAAACTTGGATGGTATCCTTGGCCGCCGAGGCCCAGGTCAATCTCAACGATGTCGTGCGTATATCCGTCGCGCGTCACCGCCAGTCTCGCCCAGTCGGTGCTGCGGACAGCAAGGGACATGGCTTCCCAACTTCGATCACATCCCAAGCCCTGATCGTACAAGAATGGGTCATACCACCATTCCTCGAACTTCTTCCAAGGATTGATGCCGCCGCTTCCGCATTTGCTGAACGTCATGAGATTGAATCGGCAATCTTCATCGTCGGCCCATTCGAGCATCTCGGTATCTTTGAGCGCCCAAATATCGGCGTCGAACGGATCGTCCGGGTCGGCTTGGTGATACAGATCGTTGCAGCAGGTGATGCGATCCAGACTCGGTTTGCTCACGAGGATGTCGTTCTGCGGGCCGATGCGGTCGTCGCGACCTTCGATGATGAAAATAGCGGTTTCGTCGGGAATCTCGTTGCGATTCTTTGTGACGCGGTACGCCTTGCCATCGACGACGATGCGATCGCCTGGTTCAGCGAAGGGTCGGCGGACCCAATAGTTTTCGCCGACCAATCCGCATGATAAAGCCCACAGGCGTTCAAGTTGGTAGGCTTCGCCTTCGCAGCAGTCCTCGCACACGTCAACCGTGCCGTCGCTGCGGATAAGCAGCTTGCCGTCCGCGCCGATGATGCCGCGACCGCCAGCCATTACGAGCATGCTCCGGTGTCGAGCGTTTCGTTCGCATCGTACAAACCAAAGTCGCCGTCCGCATCGAGGTAGCCAAGTCCGACAACGCCGCCGCCAGTGGTGGACGCAACCAGCATCTTGCCGATGGTGTGCCGCACCTTATCCGGCGTCATGCCCGTACCCAACTCGCGCCCGCCTGTGGATGGTCCAGTGGCCTCAAGCGTGCGGACGTTGTATGTGCGGTCGCATTGCGTGGACTGGTCGCCGTCAGTGGTCCCGCCATCGCGCCAGACTCGCACGGCAAAGGTGTGGTGAGGAATCGGCACGGCTTGCGCAGCACGCAGCCGCTCGCGCAGATAGTTCATGTCCGCAGACATGACTACCTGTTGACCGCGCCGCTCAAGCATGATGCCGTTGCCGCCGATCAGCACGGCAAGCACCGCGTCACGCAACTGATTCGCCCATTCGCGAATCAACTGCCCAGGTCGTAATCGTTCGGGGAATTGCGGCATTATGAAAGCGGGAATTGGTTGAAGTCACGCTCCGGAAGAATCTCCGGCGTTTTGTAGCCAGTGCCTGAAACCGCGCCGACCACGGGTTTATTCGTGTCGGGGTCGAAGAACCATATGGTTGAGTCCCAACCGTCCGAGTTCTTCTCAAACTCGAACGTAAACCGCCACTTAGGTGGCGACTGCGAAGTATCAAACTCCTCGAAGTCCACGCCGGTACATTTCCACTGCCGCGCCTCGCCGCCGTTCCAAGGCGTGCTGTTGACGTGGTTCGCCCATCCCTCCGATACGTTGCCGGGCCGCTTCGTTTGCAGAACAACCACGGCGGTAATGTTGCTGTGTTGTACCGTTACGGGAACGTCACCGCCCTGTACCTCGGTAGCGCTCGCCTTAGATTTGCCGTTTGGAAACACGGCTTCGGTATCGGCTGGCCACGTAAATGAAAGCGTGATCGGATCGCCATTCACATCCAACTGCGTCGTGGTCTGCTCAATGGTCGTGCCGCCGCTGAACCGTGGGGTCGTGTCCTCGTACTCATACTCAAGCCGCACGCGCACCTGCTGGTTGCCTGATTTTCCCCCCGCATACGTCGGATTGCGCCCGATGAGTTTCAATCGCGGGTAACTGGACGACAGTTGCGATCCCGCCGCCAGCCCAAGGTTGTCCAGCGCGGTCGTGAGAATCGACCAGTCCGTGCCGGTCAATCCTGTCACAATCGCTTCGCGCGTCACGGACTCCAACCGCCCGCGCACCTCGTTCGCTTCCAGCGTCGTCACAGTATCGAGTCTTGCCGTGATGGTCATGCCCGCGCCCCTTCGCGCGTGTTGCGCTCAATTAGTCCGAGTGTGCTGTGGATGCCGCCAAGCAACTCAATGTCGTCGCCACCAATCGCGCGACTGGTATCAGCCGCAATCGCGCCAGCAGCGGCGGCAATCGGCATCCCCATTGCGCCCGGCATTTGCACGCCGAGCGCGGAACTGTCTAGCGCGGTGCGAGCGAGACTCACCACGTCAAACTCGCCCGTTTTCGCAGCCAGTTTGTCAGCCTCTTTGTTCAACCCGCCAAACTCGCGGCGCGCATCTTCCAGCGCTCGCAAGTATTGGTCCTGCGTCAGCAAACCGTTGTCCAGCGCATCGACCAGCCTCGCTTGCAGGTCGGCCAGGTGTTCAGCCGGTCCCTTTTGATCCTCGATGATCTGCTGCGCGAAGTGTTGCAGGTCGGCGAGTCGCTCTACCTGCGCCGCCCGCTCCTCCTCCGCTTCGGTGACTTCCCGAATCTTGGCAAGGTAGAGTTTGGCAAGGCCGAGTTGAACCCTTGACGCGCCCATCGACTCCAACTGATGCAGCGTGCGCTCGGCTTCTGACATGCCGATGGTGTCAAGCTGCTGGTGAAGTCCTGACAGAATATCCGAGATGTTCTTGTATTTGTTGGCGGCCTCGTCGCCAGCGTCCGCCATGTCCTGCGTATCGTCCGCCGCCTGCCCAACCGCCGTTGCAACCTGTGTGGTGTTGCCAAGCAAGCCGAGCGAACTGCCTACCGAACGGGCGATGTTTTCGGCTAGACCTAGTGCCGACTTTCTAGCATCTGTCATACCGTCGAGTCGCGCCTCGCTTTTCATGCGAGACAATTCCATGCGGATTTCGGTTGCACGGCTTTTTAGGTCCGCCAGTTGCTCATCGGTGCTGCGGAACAAACTGCCGATGTCTGTGGGAACGTCAAACCGAATACCGATCGTCTTGTCTTTGAACCGCTCAATGTCGGCGATCTGGTTTTCTACTTGCAGCAACTGCGCAGCAAGTTCGTTTTTGTTGCCCGGTAGAATCTCAAGCGTGTCTCGTATCACATCACGAAGAACCTTGAACTTCGTAACAATCCTACCGATTTCATCGAACAGGTTTCTCGTGAACTGAGCAACCGCGCTTACATACTGCCGCACCCTATTAGTCAATTCCTCAACGTCAACATCGCCCATGCGGTTGGCGAGTTTTTCCAATTCCTCAGCCACCGTACGAATCGCGGGCGCACTTGCGGCAGACAACCGCAGGAACTCCGCTTTGACCTTTTCCAACGCCGCTTGAAACGGCGTCATCTGCCGAGCGGCGACGTTGGCGGTAGTCCCGCCGGCGGAACGCAGCGCCGCTTCGTAGGCACGAATCTTCTCCGACGTGCCGAGTAAGACCTGTTGGAATGCAACCGATTTGTCGCTGAATCCCAACTGTAACAACGCTGCCTTCTGCTGTTCCGTGGACATGCCAGACAGCGCAGACTCAAGATCGCCCACGATGTCCGCCATGTTGTTCATGTTTCCAGCGGCATCAAATACCGAGACGCCATAGGCTGCGAACTGGTTGGCGTTCTGAATCGCCTTCGTCTGCAAATCGCGCATGACGATACCAAGCGCAGTACCGGCTTCAGCGCCCTTGATGCCTTGGTCGGCGAACGCAGCCAGAACAGCCACGCCTTCCTCAATACTCTTGCCCGTGACCTTGAGCGCAGCACCGGCTTTATTGGTCAACGCCTCACTGAACTGCTGCACGCTCGCGTTGGCCAAGGTGTTCGCTTTCACCAGCACGTCAGACACGCGGCCCATGTTCACCATGTTCTGCTGCGCGTCGGTCACGGACAGACCAAGCGCGGACTGCGCATCGGTCAGCAGGTCCGTCGCCAACGCCATATCAAACATGCCTGCCTGCGCGAACGATGCGACTTGTGGAAGCGCAGAGATAGCCTGTTCCGCATTCAAACCAGCTGACGCGAGGAAGTAGTACGACTCGGCGGCCTGCTCGCCGCTGAACACTGTGGCCCGCGCGGTACGGATGGCCTGCTGCTCCATCCGTTTCATTTGATCGTCGGTCAGGTCGCCCATGATCGCCTGCGACTGTCGCAGCGCCCGATTGAACTTCTCGAATTGGACAGCCGCAGCCACCGCGCCCGCCGCAGCCAGCGCAAAGCCAAGACCGGCGATACGCTTTGATGTCGCGGCGATGGTGTGACCCACCGCGCGAATCTGTTTGCGCACACCGCGTAACTGTTTATTCAGTTTATTGGTTCTGGCAACCACCGCGATTGCCAGAGTCCTGATCGTCGCCATGATTTCCCTTCTTGTTCCACGAGCGCGAAACCATGCGGAACTGTGATTGCAGTTCCTCGGTGGATCGCTCCTGCTTCGCTTCATGCAGGAACGGCATCAGTTGTGCCGGCGAACGTGACCGGCCATGTTTGCGCGGGATCGTCGCATCAACAAGCGATGCGATAATCCCGGCACGCAAGTCGGCACGTTCTTCGCCCCACGGGTCGATGCGGTAATACGCCATTTCCTCCGCAAACTCTGCGGAAGTCATCTGCCGTTGAAGTTGACGGACAGGCGTGTGATAGAGATGCGCGAGCTTCAACCAGAACTTGCGCTCTGCTCGCTCTCGGAGTTTCCCGCCAGTTCCTCAATGTCGGCGTCGGTGATGCCGTTCAATCTGGACGCGACATTGTAGACGCGCTGAATCGCGCGCGCTGACTTCGCCCCCAGCTTGGCGACCTGAGCATCGGTGAACAGACGCTTACCGTCCTCATCCACCACGGCCTGCACCAGCAGCTTGGCGCGCATATTGTCGAGCGACGGCGCGTATTCCTTACCGTCCTTCCTCATGCACGACTGCTCGTATGCGTCCCGTTCTTCGCCGCTCATGTTCTTAACGAACACACCGCCGCCCCATTCAGGAACATCAACCCATTCGATACTGCTGTCGTCAACCTCGAAAATCTGCGCGGCTGACAGCGCCTTGGTCGTTGCCATTGCTTCGCTCTCCTTGCGTGATAGTGATGAATTAGCTGCCGTCGCTGTTGTGCGGCACGAACGTGATCGTGGTTTGAATCGCACCGTTCAGCGAGCCGGACGTTTCCACATCGGTAACCACAGCGGCGGCGATGCTGTCGGACGATCCGTCGTTCCACGACACCGCAATTGCGCCG